GACTACTGTGAGATCGTGGATCTCGAGGCGGTCGCTTGAGGTTGTCAAAATCCCAACTCGCGTTTTCTCATTGGGTAAGGTTGGGATTATAAACACAATGATCACCTATTATACGGCGTTGGTCTTCAGTTACTATCTCGATAGCCGAGAGGTAACTGTCACCATGCTGCTCAAGAGCATGGAGCAATGCCAGCAGACACTCGAGGCTACCAATGACCTCTACAGATACATAGGAGAGCATGTGTCTGGGTACGACCAATACATGTACTGTGAGCCTACTCAGTGGGCTAGCAGCTCTGTTGTGAGACCCAAGTTAAGACCTAAGGTTGACCCTATAGTGACAAATTGATACTTGTGAAGGCCGAAGGTGAGACACTCGATGTAACATTGAGGTCTACTACCAACGGCCTTCGGTGTATTGCCTAGATCTACAATACTTGGTGAACACTTAGTGACTTGAGACAACTATACAAGTGTATACTTTCTCGAATCACCTTGTGTTCCCATTGTGTTCTTAGTGTGTTCACCAGTCGATCGGTGTTTTTTTCACTAGGAAATCCAATGGAACCCCTTACGAATGTAACATACATGTGTGTCATCATATGTTTGCTACAGACATTACACTTCATATTTACTTCCCAGTTAGCAGCAGCTGACAGCCCTCTTATGTCGTCTTGAGTTTTCCTCCCTGTCTCAAGTCCACATGGGTTGGCATCGGCTGCTGCTTATAGATTAGCTCTCAAGTAGGACATAAGACACATGCTAAAGACATCATTCGGTATACAACTAGATATACCTCAAGCTGGCTATGAGTATTCATGGATCATAACATCAGATCCTAAGTCTAACTTTAGTCAACCAGAGATAGAACCAGAGACAACCAAGCAAGAGACAAAGGACGACTGAGGAAGACCAGAGTAGACCAAGGTAGACCAAGGTCTGACCTTAGTGTGACTACAAGTGTGACCTTGGTGTGACGTCCCTATTCTGTCTTTAAAGAAATAGACCCTATCCAGACAAATGTCACAACTAATGTCATTCATTCAGTCAAACCATCGATATAACAACAGATAAATAATCTGTGGTTACGATAAGTTACTGATAGCATTAGATATACCTAATCAATGTCTAATGAATGTCTGAATTTGGTACCATAGTCATCCGATTGACCCCCCATGCCCAAATGTAATCAATGGATTTCAAAAGTCCGTTAAAGAGTTGTCGTTGTTGTTGTTGTTAGACCCTCTTCAGTAACACCCCCAGCCACACAAAAAGACCCCCTAAGAAGGAACCCTAGTCATGGCCTTAGAAACAGGTACGTACATAGACGATTTGAACGCAAGTAACCCTGCGTCCACTGATGGTCTAGGCCAAGCTGACGACCACATGCGTCTCATCAAGAGTACCATCAAGAGTACATTCCCAAGTATCACCGGAGCTGTCACCAGTACCCACGGTGAACTCAACATTGTCGACGGTAGTACCTCAAGAGTAAGCGCCACGATCGTCGATGGAGACGGTGTCGTCATAAACGACGGTGGAACCATGAAGCAAGTACTGGCGTCATCACTAAAGACGTACATGAGCATACCTACGTCACTTACAGACCTAGGTATCTCCGACGGTAGCAACGGTCAGTTCCTTAAGACCAATGGTTCCGGTAGTTTCTCTTTTGCTGACCCAGCTGACGTCGACAACTACGTAAACAGTCTGTCGTGGAACACCGGCAACGGTGTGTTAACTGTAGGTCGCACCGGCTCCCTAGCCGATCTGACAGTTGACCTAGACGGTCGTTATCTTACGACGCACCCCTCGATTACTCAGGCAGCTGACACAAGTAACACCGGCACAACAGTTCTCCAGAACATAGGTATGGACAGCAACGGTCACGTCACCAGCCACTCATCGAAGAGCCTAGCTGGCATTGGTGCGCCTAAAGCTGTCTTTACTGGTAGATCCAATGCTAGCATGACCATAAACGACGTACTTGCTGGTGATGTCATCGTGGCATGGCTAAGTGAATACGCGAGTTCAAACAATAGTGAGCTTGTGAAGATCTGGGATCAAGCAGGGTGGGTAGGTTTTAACCCAAGCAGTACACTACTAGCTTCTGGTGGTAGCCATATTCGCTGGGAGAACACAACAGGCTCCACTAAAGATATATACATTCAGTTTCAAAACAGTTCTACAGGCACTGTTATGAGAACCGTAGGCTTCCACTACGGATAGGATCTATAAGATATGCCAAATTTACCCCTTCGTAACCTCGGTGACGTAGGTGTAATCACTGACCAAGATCCCTTCAATCTACCTCTCAATGCCTACACCCGAGCTAAAAACGTCCGTTTCGACCAAGGTAACATCCGTCGATCTCCAGCCTTCAGAGACGTGAAGGATCTCTCTATAGTCCCAGTGTTTATCCAAGGTCTCTACAATGCGTCTGGCTACGACAGTCTCCTGATTGTTGACGAGGGCTTTGATGTCTACCAGATGACAAACAACACGGTCACCCTCGACTTCAATTCGTCTGCAACAGCAACATCAGCAGCCATTGTAACAGCGACCTCCCTAGCTAACGTTCAGTACATCAACAGAGAAGACCACGTGCCTCTCTATAGAACACCATCGATGTCCAACTTTGCTAGTCTTGTGAACTGGCCGAGTGGCTACAAGTGTAAATCCTTACGTAGCTTTGGTGACTTCCTGATTGCCTTGAATACTCAGGAGGGCGTCACTGAGTTCCCGACTCGGGTACGCTTTAGTAACATAGCTTTAGCCAACAACGCCCCCGACAGCTGGGACGAAACAGACACAACCAAGAGCGCTGGCTTCAATGATCTCGTCGAGATGGACACCCCGATCGTAGACGGTGCCTCCCTAGGTTCTAACTTCCTGATCTACTCAGCCTCTCAGGTATGGCTAATGGAGTTCGTCGGTGGTACCTTCATATTTAACTTCCGTAAACTGTTTAATGACGTCGGTATCATGAATACCAACTGCGTCGTCGAGGTTGCCGGTAAGCACTACGTCTTTGATCAGAATGACATCTACACAACAGATGGTGTCTCCAGACAGTCTATCGTAGACGGTCGTATCAAAGACTACATCTTCAACGGTATCGACAGTACGTCCTCCGGTCGTTGCTTCGTTCAGTATGATCCTCAGCGCGAGGAGATCTACTTTTGCTATAAGACAGCCGACGACATGGCTGAGTTTACCAACGGTGAAGGTTGCAACCGAGCTGCTGTCTACAACTACATCAACAACACTTGGAGCTTCCTAGATCTCCCTAACGTCTACTTTGGCTCCACGGCCAACGTCGACACCGTTGCTACTTACGACAGCGTACCAGCGTCAGCCATCTATTCTACCTACGGCGGTACCTACGCATCTCAGGACTCTGGCTTCACAAGGCATGTCCTTATGGCCTCACAACAAGACTCAGCCGACGGACTGACGTCAGCTAGGATCTATGGTCTCGATGGTATCAACCAAGACAGCTTGTTGTCTCAGCCGTTGAACACGTCTGCCACTAAGGCTCCCTTCTTGGAGCGCATAGGGATTGACCTAGACGAAAGTGGTTTGCCCCTGACTGGCTACAAGAACATCAGGCGTATAGCTCCACAGTTCTCTACGGTGGCAGCTAACAAAGACTTTAATGTAACCTTTGGAGCAGCTGACTTTCCTAACAACGTGCCATCCTATGAAACGACCCAGACTTACGACAGCTCGTTAGACTACAAGATCGACAGTCGAGCCTCCGGTAGATACCTGAGCTACAAGATCGAGACACCAGACAACAAAGACTTTGCCATCAGTGGTTTTGACTTTGATGTTGTCTCCACTGGGAGACGTTAGTCATGGCAACGAATGAAATCACTGACGTCGTCATTAGTCCATACGTCAGGAGACCAATACCGTCTCTTGAGCAAAGCATTAAGCTGTACATAGCTAACGAACTACAGAGCATAGAGAACGCTCTAAAGAGTGTCATCGAGGGCAGCGTACAGGTCATAGACGATGCACCAGACAAACCAAAGAAGGGCATGGTTCGCTATGCCGTCTCACCTTGGAACCCACTCGGCAACGGCTACGAGGGTCTAGTCGTCTACAACGGCACGGCTTGGGTTCAAGTGTAATAACAAATGTAGGAACATATAAAATGTTAAATCCATTAAATGTATTCGGAGCGATCGTAGGCGGTATGGGTGGACGCAAAGCAGCGCAGTTCGACCGAGCGCAAATCGATGAGATGAACGAGAAGAACAACCGCTTCTTTGAGTATCTCTACCCGAAGATGACCGAGAACATCGATCGTGTCGAAGGTGACTTTAACAAGATGTACGAAACCGGAGCCTACACCGGTGACATGTTTGCGCCAGCCAACGAGCGCATGAGAAACACCACCGACCAGATGTATAACTTTGGTCAAGACCAGTTTACCACTGGTAACAGGCTCATGGATGAAAACGCTGGCTTTGGTCAGAACAACAGAGATCTATACGCTAACTTCACTGACCTCGCTAACCGAGGCACAGCTATGTATGATGCCAACGCAGCCAGA